ACATGGGGTGTATTTTATAAAGAAGGTGAGAATGGATATCCTGCACCGCAGATTATATTACTAGATGCATTCCAAGAAAGATTAGAGTTTCCTGAATTAAAACGTAGAGCCTATGAAGAACATCAACTGTGGATGCCAGATGCATTTATTGTTGAAGCTAAAGCAGCAGGCTCACCTTTAATATTTGAGTTAAGGGCAATCGGTATTCCTGTACAAGAGTTTACACCTTCTAGGGGTAACGATAAGATTGCACGTGTAAACGCTGTAGCAGATTTATTTGCATCGGGTACTGTTTGGTATCCAAAGAAAAGATGGGCAGAAGAAGTTGTTGAACAGTTCGCCTCATTTCCTGTTGGCGATCACGATGACTTGGTTGACTCATCAACACAAGCTTTACTTAGATTTAGACAAGGTGGATTTATAACACTTGAACATGATGATCACGACTATGAAGAAGTATCGGATAGGGTTGCTAAATATTATTAGTATGCTTAAAATGATATAAATGGCAGAAGAAAATGTTGATATAACTGTTGTCAACCCTGAAGCGGTTTCAATAGAAACTGAAGATGGGGGGATGTTAATTGATTTTGATCCTACATCTATGGATGAGGAAATACCTTTTGATGCTGATCTCTCTGAGTTCTTAACAGAAAAAGATTTATCTTTCTTAGGACACGAACTTGTATCTGCTTTTGAATCAGATAAAGACTCAAGGTCCGATTGGGAAAGAACTTACACAGAAGGTTTAGACAACCTAGGTTTAAAAATAGAAGAACGTAATGAACCTTGGTCGGGAGCCTGTGGTGTATACCATCCTCTTCTAGCAGAAGCAGTTGTACGTTTTCAATCACAAGCCATAACAGAAATATTCCCAGCAGCAGGTCCTGTACGAACTAACATCGTTGGCAAAGTTACAGACGAAAAAGAACAACAAGGTAAAAGAGTTCAAGACTATATGAACTATCTTCTTACAGATAGAATGAAAGAGTATAGGAATGAAACAGAAAACATGTTGTTTAGTTTGCCACTAGCCGGCTCTGCATTTAAAAAGATTTACTATGACATAAACATGCAAAGACCATGTTCTATGTTTATACCAGCAGAAGACTTTGTAGTGAGTTATGGTGCTTCTGATTTAAGAACAGCTGCACGTGCTACACACATTATGCGAATGACTTTAAATGATATATTAAAGTTACAGTACGCAGGATTCTATAGAGAGATAGAGTTACCTCAGTCTAGTATTGGTACAGATAGAATAAAAGCTAAGTATGCAGAACTAGCAGGTGACAGTCCTAACTTTGAATATGATTTAAATTCTTATAGCAAAGATGGATTACATACTATTCTTGAAATGCATGTTGATTTAGACCTTGAAGGTTTTGAAGATGAACGTGATGGCAAGAAGACAGGTATAGCATTACCTTATGTAGTTACCATAGATCAAGGATCAGGTGAGGTTTTATCTATAAGACGTAACTATTTAGAGAACGATCCTATGAAAGAACGAAGACAACACTTTGTTCATTACAAATATATGCCGGGATTAGGCTTTTATGGCTTTGGATTGATACACATGGTAGGTGGATTAGCTAAATCAGCTACATCTTTACTCAGACAACTGGTAGATGCAGGTACTTTAGCCAATCTTCCGGGTGGTTTGAAGACAAGAGGTCTAAGAATCAAGGGTGATGACACTCCAATCTATCCCGGAGAGTTCCGTGATGTAGATATTCCGGGTGGAAGCATCAGAGATAACATAACTTTCCTTCCATATAAGGAACCATCAGGTACTTTGTACCAATTATTGGGCAACATAGTGGAAGAAGGGCGTAGATTTGCCTCTATCACCGACCTTAAGGTGTCTGATATGAACAATCAGGCTCCAGTTGGTACAACTTTAGCGTTATTAGAGCGCAATATGAAGGTAATGGGCGCAATTCAAGCTAGATTACACGCATCTATGCGCCAAGAACTAGGAATTCTGTCCGATATCATCAAAGATTACATGCCTGCGGACTATGAGTACGAGGTAGATGGGGAATCTGCTATAAAAGCAGTAGACTTTGACGAAAGAGTGGATGTAATTCCAGTATCAGACCCAAATGCAGCAACTATGGCGCAAAGAATCATGCAATACCAAGCAGCATTGCAACTTGCACAGTCTGCACCGCAGTTATACGACCTACCCAAGCTACATAGACAGATGTTAGAGGTATTAGGCATACGTGACCCACAAGATATCGTACCTCTTGAAGATGATATACAACCAACAGACCCTGTGTCCGAGAATATGGACATACTTAACGGCAAACCTGTTAAAGCATTTGAATATCAAGACCATGCCTCGCATATTACAGTTCATATGGCTATGTTGCAGGACCCCAAGATACAAGAGATGGCTGCACAAGCACCCAATGCTGATGCAATACAAGCTGCACTAAGTAACCACATCATTGAACATATAGGTTTCGAATATAGAAGACAGATAGAAGAAGAGATCGGAACTAAACTACCACCAGTCGGTGAACCATTGCCACCTGAGATAGAACTAAGACTATCAACTCTAGTGGCAGCAGCAGCGCAACAATTACTTGGTAAGAACATGCAAGCTGCACAGATGGAACAACAACAAGAACAAGCACAAGACCCTGTACTACAGATGCAACAACAAGAACTTGCAATCAAAGCACAAGCAGCACAAAGTAAAGTTGAAACTGATGAAGCACGTATAGCAGCTGACTTAGAGAAAGCTAGAATGAAAGATGAACTTGAAAGAATTAAAATAGAAGCTGAGTTGAATATGGCTGGTGCTAAGTTAGGTACTGATATATCAAAAGTATCTGCACAAGAAAGAACTAAAGGTGCAGAGATAGGAAGAAAGATAACAGATACTTTACTTAAAGACTAATGGAAGTTGACATAAAGTTTACAGAAGACTTGACACAGAGTTTAAACGATGAGATAAATAGAATCACAGAAGTCGTTATAGATGGAGAAATAAAGGACCTAACAGAACTTTACCACCTTAAAGGCAAGATAGAAGGGTTACGTATTGCCCTTCGAGAGATAACTGATAAATATAATAAAGTTATTTCAGGTAGTTAATACGCACCTTTCATGGTGAAAGGTAAGAGAACGTCAGACTCTTTATATATTTGACGCAACATAAGGTAACTTATGACAGTAGAAGCAGTAAAAAAGGAAGAAGTAGATAAAGAAGAATCTTCAGAAGCTACCCAACTTCCCGAACCTCAAGGATATAAAATATTAATAGCACTACCTGAACACGAAGAAAAATCAGATGGTGGAATTATTATTGCAGATCAATATAGAAAAAGAGAGGAGACAGCATCCATTGTGGGTTTTGTTCTTAAGATGGGACCAGATTGTTATAAAAATGAAAGTAGATTTCCGACAGGTCCATACTGTCAGGAAGGCGATTTCATTATTATGAGATCATATAGTGGTACTCGCATGAATATTCATGGCAAAGAATTTAGACTTATCAACGATGATACTGTTGAGGCTGTTGTAGATGACCCTAGAGGAATAGAAAAAGCATGATGGAAGAAGCACAAGCTATGACAGAAGATTTGGAACTTGCCCCCAGTACGGAGGTACAAGTGCCTATCCCTGATATAGAAGTAGATGTGATTGATGATCGTCCAGAGGAAGATCAGAAACCACCAAGACAAGCTAGTGATAGCGATGTCGATGAAGAGATAGAAGGCATTGGTGAAAGAACTAAAAAACGTATTGATAGACTCAAGTACGACTTTCACGAAGAAAAAAGAAGAGCAGATGCAGCACAAAAAGTTAGGGATGAATCTATAAATGTAGCAAGACAACTACAAGAAGAAAACCAAAGACTTAAAACTACAGTTGCTCAAAGTGAAGGTGCCTTAATAAATAGTTTAAAAACTAAAACAACGACTGAAATAGATTCAGCCAAGAGTGAATATAAGAACGCATATGAGTCAGGAGACACAGACAAGCTATTACAAGCACAAGAGAAATTAAGTGCAGCTTATGCTGATAAGTCATACGTAGAGAACTATCAACCTACTATGCAAGCACCTGCACAACCTGCACCTCAACAACAATATTCACAACCTCAATATGCACAACCAGCACCACAACAGCAGGTACAAATAGACCCATCTGCTGCTGAATATATAAGGAGTAATCCTTGGTTTGAACGTGCAGGCGATGAGGATATGACAGCTTTAGCATATGGTATGCATGCTAAGTTAGTAAGAGAAGGTGTTGATCCTGTAAGGGATTCCGAGACTTACTATAGCAGAGTAGATGAAGCAATGAAAAATAGATTTCCTGAACGCTTTGAAGATAATACTGCATCTTCACAGCGACCCTCGACTGTGGTGGCACCTGCCAATAGAGCAAGTACCAAACAGCGCATAGTGCAGTTAACTAAGACTCAAGTAACTCTCGCCAAGAAACTTGGACTTACACCAGAGCAATACGCATCACAATATGCGAAGGAGCAAAGATAATGGATAAGTTAGAAAAAGATCAAAATAAAGATCAAGAGCGCACCCCACGTGAATTAGAATCGAGAGAATCTGATCAACGTGATAAACCTTGGACTCCACCAAACTTGTTACCTGATCCTAATCCTGAACAGGGTTATGTTTTTCGTTGGATACGTACAGCATCAGCTGGACAGTCTGACAATATGAATGTATCTACTAAGTTCAGAGAAGGATGGGTACCAGTCAAAGCAGAGGATCACCCTGAGTTGCAAATGGTTAGGGATACTAACTCGCAATTCGATGGTGGTATAGAAGTAGGCGGACTACTTTTATGTAAAGCACCTGAAGAAGAAATCAAGAAGAGAGCCGATTATTATACTAATATGGCTGATCAACAGATGACTGCTTTAGATGCTAACTACATGAGGGAAGAAAACCCTGCTATGCCTATGTTTAAAGAAAGGAAGTCACAGGTTACTTTTGGCAAAGGTGGTAAATAATTATCATCTTTTTTGTTTAATTTATGTATAAAAGGTATATAAAATGAGTAGTTCAGCAACTCCTTACGGAGCAAGACCAGTCGGCACATTATCCGCCAATGGTTCTTTTTCTGGAAAGGTAAGACATTACAGCATAGCATCCAACTATGGCACCGCTATATTCTATGGGGACTTTGTAAAACTTGTTGCAGCCGGCAGTGTTGAAAAAGACACAGGCACAACAGCTTGCACTCCTATAGGAATTTTCCTTGGTGTTTCCTATACCGATCCAAATACAAGCCAGAAAACTTTTTCCCAGTTTTATCCAGCAAGCACAGTAGCGTCTGATATTTCAGCCTACGTGTTGGACGACCCTGATGTTCTTTTCGAAATGCAATCAGACGGCTCAGCCGCTCAGACTGTAATCGGAAATAATGTTTCTGTTGTTCAAACTGCTGGCACTACAGCTATTGGAACAAGTAAGAATGCAGTAGATATCTCTACTATAGCTGCAACAACAGCTACACTTCCTTTGAGGATAGTAGATATTTCGCCTAAATCTGATAACACAGCCGGTGATGCGTTCACTGACTTGGTTGTTAAATTTAATGCGGGTCATCTGATGCGTAACACAACTGGCATATAAAGGAGAATAAGAAATGGCAATTTCAAGAGCGCAGTTACTTAAAGAACTCCTTCCGGGTTTAAACGCCCTGTTTGGATTAGAGTATGCTAAGTACGAGAATGAGCATGAGCAAGTTTACGAAACAGAAACTTCAGACAGATCGTTTGAAGAAGAAGTTAAGTTAAGTGGATTTGGTCAAGCTTCAGTTAAAGACGAAGGTTCAGCAATCAATTATGATACTGCACAAGAGTCATTTAGCACTCGTTATAACCATGAAACAATCGGAATGGGCTTTTCTATAACTGAAGAAGCGATGGAAGATAATCTTTATGATTCGCTATCAGCACGTTATACGAAAGCACTTGCGAGAAGCATGGCTTACACAAAGCAGGTTAAAGCCGCAAATCCTCTTAACCAAGGATTTTCTGGTGGTAACTTCAATTCTGGCGATGGAGTAGATTTATTTTCAACTGCACACCCTTTGGTGTCAGGTGGAACAAACTCCAATACATTTGCAACACAAGCAGACCTTAACGAAACTTCGTTAGAGAATGCTGTGATACAAATAGCAGGATGGACAGACGAACGTGGACTGTTAATAGCAGCAAAACCACGTAAGTTAATTGTTCCTCCAGCTGGAATGTTCACTGCTTCACGTATCCTAGAATCTGATGGAAGACCAGCATCTTCTGATAATGATCTCAACGCACTTAAAGCGAATGGTAGCATTCCTGAAGGTTACGTTGTAAATCACTTCCTCACAGATACTAACGCTTTCTTTATAATGACAGACGTACCAAATGGCTTTAAGCACTTTGCACGTACTCCATTAGAAACAAGCATGGATGGTGACTTTGACACTGGCAATGTAAGGTACAAAGCGAGAGAAAGGTATTCCTTTGGAGTATCCGATCCACTAGGTGCTTTTGGTTCTTCGGGATCAAGCTAGTAACTTTAGGGGAGTTGAAATGATATATACTCCCCTACCCTTTCTAGGGATAATTTTTTAATCTATTGACTGCCCTAGCAGACAAGCCAAGACAATAGATTTATTAAGGAGACTTAATTATGGCAAATTCAACTTTTAATGGACCAGTCAGGTCCGAGAATGGTTTTAAAACCATTGATATCAATTCTTCAACTGGTGCAGTTACTGATGGTTTAGTAATAAACGCTGATGGTAATATCTTTACTGATGATGGTGGACATATTCAATATGTTGCAGCATCAGGTTTTGGACCAGCTGATCTAATTGTAGGTAAAGGCGGTAGTCAATACGCTACAGCTAACCCTTATGCAGAGAGCGCAACACAGTTATTCCCATTAGGTTCTAAATTAATTTATGGTAATAATACTTATCGTTATGTTGGAATAGGTGGAACTGCGGTAACAGCAGGTAAACTTTTACAACAGCCAGCAGTAGTTTCTGACCACGCTAATATGTCTGCAACAGCAGCTGTAGCAGCAGGTGAAACTGCAATATCTGTAGAAACAGGTGGGACTGATATAACTCTTAATCAATATGCAAATGGTTATCTTTGGGTTAATGACGTAGCAGGTGAAGGACAAATGCTTAGAGTTAAATCTAATCCAGCACATGATCACTCAGCAGACCCTTCTATTGTTATTACTTGCTATGACGCTTTAGCAACTGCTCTTACAACTAACTCACAGTTAACACTATTAGCTGACCCTTCTAATGACCTTATCGTTGCACCAGCAGCAGAAACAGGTGCTTTGATGGGTGCTACAGTGATTGACCTCACAGCAGACTATTTTGGTTGGGCAGTAATTTCAGGACCAGCAGCTTTATTAACTGTAGGAACTTTAGTTGTAGGTAATGCAGCGGTTCGTTCAGGTGGT